TCGTCTACTATAAGTTTATGACTATTGAATACTGGTTCTAATGTATCTATAATTCTTTTCTCTTTTTGTGTACTATGTCTAACTTCTTCTATTGTACAAGGATAGATACTAGCTAGAACTGGTTTTAAGAGCTGTGAGAACATACCATCACCAAAGTTGGACTCAACTATTATCTGGTTGACATTTTGCTCTCTAGCAACCTCTGAGAGCTTTCTTAAACTTTCAGTAGAATAACCATTAAGTAGTCCACCAGATGCTGTTAGGTATAGGTTACCATGTAGCATTTTTACTACAGCATAACCAGTTTCATCTTTACCTCTACCAGCAGGATCGATGGCCATTACTGATCCCTCCCACTCGGCATAGTCATCTGCTATATGCATAGGAGCTACCCAGTAGTCACCTTTTAGTCCTAAGTTAGGCAGCATCTTACAGGCATCTAACTGGTCTACACCTGATGCCCACTTTAGGCTGACTGGTGCTTCTTCCCAGGTGTGTACTCCTGAGAGAACCATAAGGTCATTAATCTTGAGAGGATACTTGTTAGCATCTGATAGAGATACATCAAGCATAAACTGTAAAGCAAATCCTGACTTACCATAAGACAACTCACGTTCTAACAAATCATCTTTATCGAATCGTTTAGGATCAGTAGGACTACCTGCTTCTCCATCAGACTCATGAATGATAGGCGCTAGTTTATGTCCATAAGCTACTTTTTGTTTATCATCAGGATAACGAGCACACCAAATACGAGTCTTGTAACCCCTCTCGTCTAACTGATTGTACACTGACATTTCAGTTTGAGGTGTACCGAGAAATAATATACGACCACCTGGTTTAACAATAGATTCAAACTCTTTGACTGTCTCTGAGAGTTTATCTCGCATGAGTTGTGTTTGGGAATTGTTGGCAGACTCGATATCGTCTGCAATAATGATATCAGCTCTTGATCCAGTTAGCTGGCCAGTGATACCCATAGATTTAACTGAAGGCGCATGACTTGCTTGTGCTGTACCAACATCAAAGCTGATCTTAGACATTCTTTGTCCATCTTTAGGTTTAAGATGAGCTAGTATAGGAATCTCATGAATTAATCTTAAAGTAAACGTAGAGAAGTCATCAGCTCTTGTCTTAGATGCTGATACAACTAATATGTTTTTCTGAGGGTCAAGCAGGAGTTGATGGCATACAAATGCCGATGTTATCCAAGATTTACCAGCTCCTCTAAAAGCTTGAACTACAAGTCTGCGAAGTGTTGCATCTTGTATGTAATTAGCCATATCATATTGGACTGGTGTTGGGTGTGGTAAATTAAGATGTTTCCAACAAACGTACAAAAAGTTTTTAAAATCTTTTAGCTTGCCTAACACTTCCATCGTCTTAATGCTGCTCGTGCTCTAGGTGCATTTTTAGATCTTTTAACTACACCTCTCATACGAGCACAAAAACTTTTCTTTCTGGCTTTGTCTTTTTTAGTTTTAGGATTAGGAGCAGGAGGTTTTAATTTACTGCCAGTTGCTCGGTTATATTTAGCTCTACCTTTAGCTGTTAACCCTGCACCTTTTTTTGTAGAGAGTTTTTCACCTCTACCAACAGATAAATTAACTGATTTTTTACGTTTAGACATTAAATGCTCCTATATAGCAATATAAGGCTCGTAGAAAGCCATTAAGTAAAATAATGATTGGTTGTACCAGAAAGCATGTAAAACTTAATTCTAGGCTACTCTATGCCTTTCTTTTTTTCTTCTTTAGTTTCTTAAAGTCAGCACCAGTGATTTTATTTCTTGGAGGTGCAACTCTAGCAATCTTTTTTTGTTTTGGGGATAGTTTTTTTGTCATTTCTTTTTCTTTCTTCTAGCAAATGTTTTTACGTTTGTAGGTTTACCACCTACACCTTGAGCTTTTGATCTTTTTCTTTTGACAGCACTTCTCTTTTGTGCCGAGGTCATACTTCTGGCTTTGGATATTGGAACACATTTAGGATAAGCTCTACCATCTCCTTTTTTTCTACCACAAGGTTGGTACTTACCATTTTTTTTAGGTGCTCCAATATCAACCCATCTTTCTTTAACCCACTTTCGTAAGCTCATTTTTTCTTTTTCTTTTTTCGTTTGTGTTTAGAACAAGTCATCTTTTTTTCCTTGTTTTTGTTTTCTTTTTGCCACTTGGTTTTATTCTGCCACTACACACACCAGATGCATACATATTTGCATAAGCACTTGGATAGACTTTAAACTTTCGTTTAGCAGCAGCTTTACCTTTTGCACAAAGTTTTGCCATGATTACTTCATCTTCTTTTTCTTAATTTTCTTCATTGGTTTCTTTTTTCCATAATGTCCTGGCATATTATTTCTCCTTGGTTAATTGTTTATATTTAAATATGTTTCTTATGTGTGTGAAAGTCATAAATGCATTTAATAACATAATGAACTTCATGTCAAAGTAAATAGCAAATGTCCACCAAAAGCATTGACTAATAAGTCCAATATAAGGTGCATGTTTTGAGTGATTGCCATAACTCCACACAGATATTACAGCAGCAATAGAAGCAGTTGCTTCAATTAATGTACCTAACATTAATGAAGAGCATCTCCATCCTCATCAAAAGGTAACTCTTCTACTAACTGTTTAATAGCAGAGTCATCTGTTGGTATTGCTGTAATATCGTTATCTTTAAGAAACTGTCGAGCTACATTAAGTTCACTCGCTTTAGCTTCACCAGATTTAATTCTGTTAAGAAGATCTTTTGTCAGCGCTAAGTGCATTTCACTTAGGATTTCTTGATCCTTTTTAGCCATTCTTTTCTCCTTTTAATTTCTAATAAATCTTTTTGTTTATGCCATCCAAGCATAGATAATTGTGTTCCTATATGACACAGATAGCCGTACCACCAATACTTAATGTTAAAAAACATTGTTCTACTTCTTAAGAAACTTAGAAGCTCCTCTAAAGCCAAAGCTGGCAGCTACAATTACACCTAACAAATATTGGTAAAAAGGGGGCGCAGTCTCTAAAGCTTGAAAGAAAGCATGTACTCTTTCTTCTTGCCCTAGCAAAAGCATTATAAGGGGGATTGTAAAAATAATTGTGAGCCATTCGTCTTTCCATGAGGTGTCTGATGCTTTGGCCATTTCCATATCCCAATCAATTTCACCAGTGACTTTCTTCTCCATAATTTTTGTTTCTGCTTGCACCTGTAATAACTTTTGTTTGGCCTTTTGTTTTTTAGTCTCAAAATATCCTTTGACTACATCACCAAGTAAATCAGCTACTGCTCCAAAAATCATATAGTTCTCCTATTTTGATGTTAACATTTTATAATTAAAAATAAACACAACGATAGCAACCATAACTAAAATTCCAACACCGATATAAGATGCTATTTTAATTAACTCTGCCCGTTCTTTTGCTTTTCTTTCTTTTTCTTTTTGTTTCTTTTTTCTTATGTCCGACCTTATGGCAATAAATTCATTCCAGGCATTGGGTGCTCCATAAAGTAAAAACATTTCTCTAAGTTGATTTTCCATATCGTGAACTTGTTTTAACTTAAAATAAGTGTCTAAAGCTTCTTCATTAGAAGACGTAAACCAACTACTTTTTTTCTTTTTATGCTCTTCCTCCACCCTTGTCATTTGACTAACAAATCTTATAATGTGGTGGCTAACATCTGTTAATTGTTTTCCGACTTCTATCCCTGACTTGATTGCAGCGAAAGCACTCGTTGCAATAGATATGGGATCAACCATTTCATAAACCTTTTGATAATAATAAGAATACTGAGCCTATAATTGACAAAGTTGATGCCATGATCATTAATTCTACTCTTTTAATACGACTTTCTAAATTATCTAAACTTCTTTGTGTGGTCTCTCTGTATACCTGGCATTCTCTTTCATGAGCTTCCATCTCTGCGGCTACGTCTTGAATATTTTTATTTGACATTTTTATAACCCCATCTATTTTCTGATAAATCATTAATCCTTTTTGTTTCAGCAGGAATTCTTATCATAAAATATTTAGATAAAATAATAAGATCTTTTGTTAACTGCATTATTCAGGTTTCTCTGGCATAGTTACAGCTTTGGCTTTGTCGACTGTATCAACACC